GGAAAGCCCGGTACGGGCAAGAGTACACTGATCAAAGCTCTGTTATATTCTAAAGAGCATATATTCCCTGTAGGAGCCGCCATGAGTGGTTCAGAGGATACGAACCACGCATACGAGGAAATAATGCCAAGCACGTTTATATTTAACTCTTATGATGAAGAAAAGATCAAAGATATTGTGAGGCGTCAGAAACTTGCTCATAAACACCTTTCTAATCCCTGGGCGGTGCTCATTCTTGATGACTGTACAGATGATCCCAGAGTTTTTAATAAACCTCTACAACAGGCACTCTATAAGAAAGGAAGACACTGGAAGCTATTGTATATCTTGTCTCTACAGTACGCAATGGACGTAAAACCTGTAATTCGTACCAATGTTGATGGTATCTTCATCCTCCGTGAACCTTTGCTTAAGAATCGAGAGGCCCTCTATAAGAATTATGCATCCATTATTCCAGACTTCACCACCTTCTGTGAACTGATGGATCAGTTGACGAACGATTATCACGCCCTGTACATCCACGGAGCAACTCAGACAAATAGATGGCAAGATTGTGTCTATTACTGGAAAGCACCAGTTGCACCCAAGGACTGGAAATTTGGATGCCCAGAATACTGGGACTTTCATAATGCTAGGTTCAACCCTGAATACACCGATAGTATGACTGGCTTCTAAGATAATTTATTTTTTTGTATGATACAAATTGCTCAGCTACGGAAATCTCGTCAGAGTAGATCCTGACCTTGATGATAAAGCGCGGGAACAGGACCCTTGCATTTAAATGAAAATGATTATTAAAGCATAAATTATATAACATTAGAAAAATGCATAGTATTGAATTAATTCTAGTAAATGGTGGTAAAATGCCAGTAAAAGGGAGTCGGCAATCTGCCGGATATGACCTATTTTCAAACGAAAAAATTGTTGTTGAACCGCATTCTCGTAAATGTGTGGGAACAGGTGTAAAACTAAAGATGCTTGATCAGGGATTTTATATTAGAATTGCACCAAGATCGGGACTTGCTGTCAAGAAATCAATAGATATTGGAGCAGGTGTTGTTGATAGTGATTATAGAGGAGAAATGAATGTAGTACTTGTTAACAATGGAGATGTTGAATTTTGCGTCGATGTTGGGGACAAAATTGCACAATTTATTGTTGAAAAATATGAACCAGATACTCTTATTAAATGCTATAATAATGACGGAGACGAAGTCGCGAGGGAAAAATTATGTACATTTGACCGAGGTGAAGGCGGTTTTGGTTCAACTGGGTTAAAATAAATATTTCTTATTAATACCAATTTGGTATTAATATTCTTATGTATGATGAACGCGAAGATAAGTTAAAATTTCCCATAAGACTTTACAATCGAACTCATTGTACGTAGCAATGTCAAGCATAATATCACTAGTAGCTGGTTGGGCTGAAGTCTGGTAACATTTCCATGCTTTGACCATCGCCATCATTCCTGAGTCGCAGCTACTTCCTATTGAGGCTCGTATCATTCCATGTTTCCTCATTGCTTTAGCTATATTTTTGAGACCGAACTTAAAACATCCTCTGATAACAATTGGTTCGCTTCTAAAAAGGTGGTACATATCGCACCATTCAACTGCAAGCCATTCGTCCGATATACGATCCTTATCTACACCGGTGCGCTCAAACTGTCTGTTCTCCGCTGCTGTCCAGAAACGTTTCTCAGCATGCCAGTAATTAGCACGAGGATTGCCTCTCTTCGACATGAATGTCATGAACTCGTCCATAATGCGATACTCTTCGTCTAGAGTGGGGGCATTACAGATGAAATTACAATGTTGCCATTTTCCTTCGGATTCCCACCCCACACCAATCATAAAAATCATGTTGGAACTCTTTTGTGTTGGAAGGTCGTTAAAGCCTGAGAAAATATCTGAGAGTGTTTCGAAGTCAACGAACACCTCATCAACCTTGTCCTTCCACCCATTAATGTTATTTTGGATCTTCTTCGGCCAAAGATTGTCCTTTGATTGTCTATTAATTGCCATAATCTTATCAATGATTGGAGCACGTTTTCCGTTCATTTTCATTGTACTCGCAGTACAGAGGTCATCTTTCCAGCTAGTTACTCCAGCATCTAACGCATGGTTACGTTGTTTGACACCAACATTCCAAATATTTGTGAGTTCTCCCACTCTTTCTGCGATTTTCCTCTTCTCACCGTTCCAGTGCCCCGAATCTAAGCACATGTTAGGGTAAAGCTCTTTACGAGAAGGGGGGTTGATGCTCCATGACGACCCTTCTCGTCTCACGGCTCGAACCCAAGTCAGAGCGTCTTTCGTACGTCGGATATACGACTTGTCAACGCCTTTAAAATCTATTTTACCCAAACGATCAAGACAATTGTAACTCCTGTATGTATTATTTTTTGATGTATACTTCCATCTCCTTCCCAGGATGAAAGCATAAGGCGCAGTATATCCTTGTATTCGACCAATAGCTTGCGTATAGATAAGAGTCTGGGCTTTGTACGCCGGATAATGCCCGGAATTAAGCAAATGGGTGCTATCGGCTCGAAGAGGTAAGGTTGAGAACTTGATATCGATTACCACGTAGTGATAGTTTCCACTAAGTCGAGACGCCGATGCCTTACGCTCATCGTGAGAAAGAGGATTTTCTTCAACGATATCATCTAGATGGTCGCTTCTTACTAGTAGATCAATAATCCCGTGAGTTCTGTTATAGTTGTTGCGAACAGGGACAGAATGTAGTATAGGAACACCTTCTTTCATCAGATCGATGGCGCGGCGACACGATTCATCGGTAATAAACTCTGATACGGTGACTACAGGAGTTCCCCTCTTATTAAGATATTTAATGAGTTCTTTTTCAAACTCTATTCCTTGTTTCAATATAAAATCGGTAAACCCCGGATTGAAGGAATACACTGGGGTGGAACGTGTTCCTCTCCTACTTCGAGATTTCAACCAGTCCACAAGAGTGTCATTAATCATAAAATTATGTACGTGTGTTGCCGCTACTACCTGGGGTCTTTCTCGTGACCGAGAATTAAAAAGAGATGTTAACCTCGGCCTTTTGGACCGGGTATTATTATAGACGGTACTCACAAGAGTTCTTTTCATTTTATTATATTATCTCCAAACTTTAACTAGTTTTTAGCTAAAAAACCAATTAATGTTAAGAGAGCTAAGATAGTTAAAATCCCTATAATTGTTACGGTTCTAAGTTGCATTTATCTTACGACAAGAATTTATCCAGTACGGAAATGAACAACGAGTGATACCATTGGTATTTACTCCTATCGTCCATGTATACCCGGTTTCCGGGTTTCTGCAACGTAAAAAAATAAGACCCTTAATAGGAAATTCCTGACCAAGTCGAGTCCTGCAAAGAGGACATCGTTGATCATACTTTAGAGCTCTTCTAAGACAATTTGTATGATAGGTATGACCACAGCATGTTACAATTACTTGTGAAGAAGAAAGATCTACATTTTGTTGGCATATCGGGCAATAGTTGGAAAGTATCATTATTTATAGATATAAAACTTGCACTCTTAGACTTGCTTAAACAGAAACCAGAATGCCAATAAATGGATGAATTAAGTTTTGAAGATTTGGATCGATATTTACTCGATAGGAGTAACAGGATTGTTCATCAGATATGGTTTGGTGTAATCCCAAACCCTCGAGCCGCTCAGAAAGCTCTTGAAGGTCTGAAAAAGTATCGTGACAGCTGGATAACAAAAAATTCTTCGTGGACCTACATGTGTTGGAACCTAGATCGATGTAGAGGACTGATGAAATATTGCTATCCGCAGCATATAGAGATGTACGACAAATACCCTTATGATATTCAGCGGTGCGATGCAGTTCGTTACTTCATACTTCATAGGTACGGAGGCCTGTACGCGGACATGGACTATTTCTGTAACAAATCATGGGATCAGGTGGTAGAGGCGTATCCGAAAGATATTTATCTCGTTGAAACTCCAAATAAAATATACCACGATGTCCACGTATCTAACTCCTTGATGTACTCCAAGGCCGGTCATGTTTTCTGGAGTAAGATGTTTATCGAGCTTGAACTGTACAAGAAAGCTCCCATATACTATAGTAGGCATATTACAATTATGCTCACTACAGGTCCGGGAATACTAAACAGGGTATTTAACAAATATAAAACTCTCTATCAACTCAGCTATTACCCATTCAAGCTGTTTCATCCTTATGGATTGACATCAGACATCATATCTCTCAATTGCGACCCCGAGGTATACGCTGTACACTTAGGAAAAGGATCATGGGAGAAGAGCGATAGTTCCATGCTTATTTTCCTGTTTCAAGAGTATAAAATATTATTGTTCTCAATTATCATACTTATTGTACCATCACTTGTCTACTACATAATCAGGAGACGGTTGACGACTAATAATTAACCAGCCTTCATTAAGTTAAAAATAACTCATTCTTTGATAAAATGCTAAAATACTCGGACTCAAATGTTCTTCGATTTCGAATGGCTTGCAAGGAGGTGAGATCACTACAGAAACTTCCTAAAAACGACGAACTTCTACGACTATATGGGCTCTATAAACAAGTTACTCTAGGGGATAATACAACATCGCGCCCATGGTTTAGCATGAAAGAAAGAGCTAAATGGAACTCGTGGAAGTTCTACGAAGGTACCGACAAAGAATCCGCACGGGCTTCTTATATAGATCTGGTAAATACATTGACGAAAAGAATAGGTGTCACGCAATGAATTTCTTGCAGTATCAAAGTGTACCACTTTGATAATGTCTTGTATAAATTCATACTCTG